GGATAGAAGTACTACTCTTCTATCCTCATTTTTTAAAGGAGAAAAAAATGGAAGCAAAAAGAACAACAAAGACAGATATTAAATTTAAAGATATTAGAATCGTTAATGGAGCAGTTGTAGATTTTGAAACTGGTGAAGTTATTAATCTGATTGCAAATTTAAATGAAGTATATGGAGATGAACCTTTTACTCTCACATGTACAACCAAAACAGAAGAAATTCTTGAGTTAGAAAATAATAATTAATATTTACATATAGAGGGAGAATGTATTTTGAATATTGAAGATGAATTAAAACTTGTTGGGTTAACGCCAGAAAGTTATGAGAGTTTTTTACAAGAATGTTCTGATAAAATAAATGGTGTTAGTGATGTAGAATGGGGTGAAATCATTGAGAAATATAATCTTCCTTATGACCGCAGACGTTTATCAGAGTCAATGGGCAGGAATATATTGGGCGGGAATTTTGTTAGAGAATACTATAAAAAGCAGATTATTAACAAAGCCCCTAATGAAGCATTAAAAGAATTATTAGCAAAAGAACAAGAAATATACAAGGCCAAACGAAAACTTCAAGATGAACGAAATGAATTAAATAAAATATTAAGAGACGAAGCAAGGTATGAAGAAAATGTTCGATTATTAGAAGAGCAAATTCAAAAAATTGGAGCGGAAAGATATAATCATTTCTTACATAATTGTGTAAAGACCGATACTGAGAATACTTGCTTTATTTCTTTATCAGATTTACACATTGGATTAAATTATTCCTCTATTACTGGAGAATATAATATAGATATCGCAAAAAAAAGGCTTCAACAATATCTATTAGAGATTAAAGCCATTGCTTCAAGGCACTCTATTTCTAAATGTGTAGTAGGGCTATTAGGTGACGAAATTAGTGGAAACATTCACTTAACACTTCAAATATCTAATAGAGAGAATGTTGTTGAACAGTTAAAAACAGCTTGTGAACTTATTTCTGATTTTATATATGAATTACGACAAATATTTGGCGAAGTAAAAGTATATAGCGTACCAGGGAATCATAGTAGGCTTGAAAAAAATAAAGATGATTCTTTACTTGGCGAAAAATTAGATAATATTATTCCATGGTTTTTAAAACATATATATTCTGCGGATGCAAACATTTTTGTTGAAGATCTTAATGTAGATGATACTTATACCAATTTTGAAATAAATGGAAAGAATTATGTCATCGTGCATGGCGATGTTGATGGAATTAATGACATAGCGATTCAACGACTTTGCTCGTATTTAGGATTTTTCCCATATGCTGTAATTATGGGACATAAACATCACATTGCTATGAATGAAGTTTCTGGAGTTAAAGTAATTCAAAGTGGATCACTTTGTGGTTCAGGTGATGATTATTGTATTAAAAATCGATTAAAAGGGAAGGCTTCCCAAACTGTATTAGTTTGTAATAATAAAGGAATAGAAGCTATTTACCCTGTTGAATTTGAATAAAAACGGAACCCGCCAAGCCTCTCATAGAAGCGTAACATGGTGGGTATTTATCGCGGAGTGGAGCAGTTCGGTAGCTCGTCAGGCTCATGCCCTGAAGGTCGCATGTTCAAATCATGCCTCCGCTATTTTTTATTTAAGGAAATAAAAGGAACAAGGAGGTGGTCAGTTTGGCTACCAATAAAGGTAAAGCAAAAACCAAAACTTCAGATAAGCTGACTGCCGTAGAAGCGAGACAGCGGGTTGAAGAACTTGAACAAGAATTAGAGAATGAAAAAGAGAAGGTCTTTTGTTATATGTGTAACAAACGAAAAGGCCGAGATCATTTTTATGTTTCAACAGATCCTCTTATTAAAAGTGGAATCGTTCCAATATGTAAAGAATGTGCTAGGGCAATTGCTTTACGGCGTGATATTAATGGAGAGGATCATGAGCCAACAAAAGACTCTGTTACTAAAGCCATGATGTATATGAACAAGCCAATGTTAGATAACGTATGGAATGCGAGTATTGCTGAAGCATCAGATGAAACTAGCATGAATCAAAAAAGTAATCCATTCGCTGCATATATCAAAAACATTGCCATGGTCAATTATTATGGTTTGGTTTTTAAGGATTCTGATATGTTTAAAACACATATTAAATATGAAGACGAAAAAACTCCAGAAGATGTTATAAAAGGTCGTGAAGATCAAGATACATATTCTGATTTTTTAAAAAATAAAGCGGATGTAGTAAGACTCTTATCTTACGATCCTTTTGAAAAAGAGGCGATCTCAGATCAGCCTTTTTTATATTCTCAGTTGCTTGGTTTATTAGACACTGGTGAAGATAATAGTGATGACATGTTACGAACATCGAGTTGTATTAGTATAGTTCGTGGATTTTTACAAGTAAGTAAAATTGATGATACTATTTCTAAACTAATGGCAGATTTGTCTCAAGTACAAAACAATTCAGCAACCATAAAAAGTTTACAAGAAAGTAAAGGTAAAATCACTGGAATGATAAAAGATTTGGCTGCTGAAAGTTGTATTAGTTTAAAAAATAATAAAGGTCGTACTAAAGGCGCTGGTACTTGGACAGGGAAAATTAAGCAAATAAAAGATTTAAATCTTCGTGAAGCTAATGTTAATGGATTTGATATTCAAACATGTCGAGGTATGCAACAAGTACAAGAAGCAAGTGATGCTTCTATAATGAAACAACTCGCATTAGATGAATCTGAGTGGTCAGATATGGTTGCGGAAATGCGAGAAGTAATAGTTGATTTAAGGAAACAACTTGCGCAATACAAAGAAATTAATAGAATATTGCTTCAAGAAAATCTTGATTTGAAAGATTATCTAGAAGATAAAAAAATAAATGTATCATCACATTTGGTAAATTTAAAAGAATTATATGCACCATTTTCTTCATTAGAAGAAGAAGCTGAGGAGGTGTTGGATAATGCTGACTCAGGATAATATATGGGTGCCAGATGATTATGATAAAGATTTTTATCAGGATTATGGTATTTTTGTAAAACCAATTAACTATCCTTTATCTCAAAGAAAAATAGATGGATTATTAGAAATTGCGAAAATGCAAAAATATTTTCAGTGTAATCCAGTGCGAATGATTGATACTTTTTTTAATTATGAATTATTTGATGGACAAGCTTTAATGGTTCAACGATCTTGGTTTACCCCTAATGTTTTGTATGTTTGTACACGAAGTTACGGAAAATCAACCATTATTGATTTAGAGATTATGGCGAAAGATATGGCGTTTAATAATGTATGGACATATATAGCTAGTGGATCTGGGGGGCAAGCTGAAGAAACATTTATGACACTTGAAAAATTAGCAAACGATAATATTGATACTTTTGTCGGATCATCTGGTTACATATTTAAAAGTGAGGTTGAAATAAAAAATGCGGCGGGGGATGGATTTAGTCATTCTTCTAACGGTTTTTCTTATAATCTTTATAATGGTAGTCAAACAGTTACGTTAAATAGTAATATAGATGCTAAAAGAGGTAAGCGTGGCACAGTAATATTTGATGAATGTGGGTTTTTATCTAGTGAAATGATTGCTGTATATGGGGCTTTTGCGGCCACAAATAAAAGTTTAAAAACTGGTAAAGATGCCTCTGGCAGGTCTATTGATCCTATAAGACAAAGAACTTTTGCCACGAATCTTCCGTACCAGAAATTTTATATATCTTCAGCATCTAGCACAGATACTGAATTCTATAAATTGTATAGAGATTTTGCAAAAGAACAATTGATGGGCAATCCAGATTTTTGTGTTCTTCATATAGATTGTGAACAGGCTTTAAAGCCTACATTACATGGTGAGCTAATCGCTCCTCTTCTTTCTCGTTCTACTATAGAGTCTGAAATGCGTAGAAATCCAGAAAAGGCTAGACGTGAGTATTATTGTATATTTACGACTGATTTAGGAGCAGATGCAATTATTCGTAGAGGAGTAATTACTCGTAATGAGGAAACTCGTAGACCATTATTAGACAATGATACTGGAGATAAAAAATTCGTAATTGCGTATGATCCAGCTAGGTCAAGAGATAATAGTGTTATTTCAGTCGGTGAAATATATCATGATATTGATGAAAATGGTAATGACGATATTAAAATGCGGATTTGTAATTGTGCGAATCTTATGGATATAGGAAAACGAATTAAATCACCCATGCAAACACCAGATCAAATAAAATATCTTAAAGATTTGATTCTTGGATATAATGCTGGAATTGATGCCTATGGAAATATTATAGGAATTTATATTGATGCAGGTTCTGGCGGTGGTGGTGTAAATATTGCTGACTTTCTTATGGAAGATTGGGAAGATAAAACAGGGAACAAGCATAGAGGATTAATAGACAGAGAGTATTCTGCTGATTATGTAAAACGTTTTCCGAATGCTGTTGATAAATTACATCTTATTTCTCCAACAATGTATAAATCTGAAATGGCTGAAGCATTAATTGAATTAACCAATCAAAATAAGATTAGTTTTACAGCGCCTTATGATAATAAAGGATATTTAACTGTATTTGATGTTGATGAAGAAAAATTACGACAAGCAAAAGAAGAAATTACCAAAAAGCTTAAAAAGAAAAAATTAAGTAATGAACAATATGAAGAACAAATGCAAGAAGAATTATCTAAAATTCAGTCTGTTTCAACTAGAGTTGAAAAACTTGATTGGAAAGAAGAAATCGCATTAGCTAATATAGATGCAATGAAAGAAGAAATTGTTAGTATTGTACGAAAGAAAAGAGAATCTGGTAAAGATTCTTTTGATTTGGCTCCAGAAAAGGCGGGAAGTTTGCATAAACAACATTGTGCAAACGCAGCATAATCCATAATCTGCGTAAATAAAATTTGATCTAATTGACTTGGAAATCCAGAAGTGGATAACAGGGCGCAAGTTTAAATACAGCGTGAACGACTGAGTGATCAAACCTCATAGGATGCTTTGAATGAGGATGCGACAGTCTGAACTCATAATATAACTTAATAAATGAAATATGAGAGTCATGGTCGAATGTAAAGACATTCTTGGAAGTACCATGACATTTTTTATTGTTTAAATAGGAGTTGTTTTTTATATGATAGGTATTTATCAAATTTATAATCTTATAAATCACAAAAGATATATTGGGCAAAGCAGTAATTTAGATTTTCGTTGGACGCATCATAGAGCGGATTTGAGAGGAAATAATCATCATAACCGACATCTACAAGGTGCTTGGAATAAATATGGGGAAAGCAACTTTCAATTTAGTATTCTTGAAGAATGTTTAGAAAATCAATTAAATGAAAAAGAACAGTATTGGATTGAATATTATGATAGTTACAATCCTGAACATGGCTATAATTTAGACCATGGCGGGTTAGGCACGAGAGGATATAAACATACAGATGAAGAAATTGAAAAAATGCGAAAAGTCCAATCTCCTTTAGTAGTATTAGAATTTGATCTAAATTTAAATCTAAAGAAAAGATGGGCTGGTGGTTCTTCTCATATTAGAAAAGAAAAGAAATATACAAAAGAATGTATTGATTTGAGATGCTCTCATCGTATAAAAGAAATGTCTCCATATAAAGGGGCTTATTGGGTGTACGAGAAAGAATTTAAGTCTTCTAAATTTAATTGGGATGATTATTTGGCCAATATTGTAATTGAAAATGTACAAAAATCATCCAATCAAAAAACAAGTAAAAGAATTTGTCAATATACTAAAGATGGAAATTTAATTCGAATATGGGAATCTTATGCAGAATTAAATTTGGCAGGATATAAAAGCCATTCAATTATTCCGATTGTAAATCATTCCAGAGGAAAAAAGACACACAAAGGTTTTATATGGACTTTTGAAGGATATGATTTTTCAGATGGATATTTTGATAAAGTATTATATGAAAAGGCTCCACAAAATTTACAGAAGCCAAAAGAACATCCTCATAAACCCATTTTACAAATAGATCCTATATCGTTAATTCCTATACATGAATATTATAGTTTAACAGAAGCTTCGAAGGCTATGGGATTAAAGAATAATGGAAGTATGTCTTTGGCTGCTAATAGTAATCTTACAAAGAAATCTATGGGGTATTATTGGCAATATAAACAATAAAAAATTAACATAATGGATGACCGTTTCTATACCGCATGTTTATTAGCATACGCTCTTCAACAAGAACGTAGAAAACATTTAATGAAACGAAGACAAACAACAAATACAGAAACATTATTAGATAAATTAATTATTCGCCCGTCTGAACGCAATTCTAGTTGGGCATAATACATATCTTATTTCAACAAAGAGAGATAATTTATCTCTCTTTCTATTTTTTTATAATATTGGGAGGTGTCTATGGCACAGAATAATACTAATCCAAAGAAGGCCTCGGCATCTTCGGGGACTAAGAAGAGTTCTACTGTTAAAGAATTAAAAGAAAAAATTGGTTCTTTAGAGCAGCAAATAGCAAAGTATGCAGCGGCTGAACAAGCAGCAATACATTTAAGAGATGTCACTAAAACATCTACAAAAATAATAAATACATTTAGTAAAGACAGACTGCGTACTTTTTTACAAAATATTGGAAGTAACGAAGCAAACTTAAGAAATCTTAGTTGGTATTTATTTTTCAGATCTCAAACATATGCGAGAATAATTCATTATTATGCTAATATGTTTTATTTGAATGCAAGATCTGTTATTCCTGAATATGATCCAGTTAAAGGTGGAGATCCTCAAAAAACACTTAAATCTTGGTATGAAACTTTACAATGGATCGAACGGATGCATTTACAGCAAGAATTTTATGCAATATATTTAACTTGTTTTGTTCAAGATATCTTTTATGGAATTCATATTACAGATGAGACTGGAACATTTATTTGGCAAATTCCAGCAGATTATGCAAGAATTGATGGCAAATATATGACTGGTGATTATTCCATTAGTATGAATGTATCTTATCTTAGGTCGCATCAAGAGCTACTTGAATATTTACCTGATCCTTTAGATACTATGTACAAAGAATTTGAACGAACTAGGGAACAATGGCAACCAGTTCCAGATGAATACGCTATATGTCTTAAATTTAGATATGAAGATTTTGAATCTGTTATTCCTCCATTTGTTGGTATTTTCAATGCGTTAATAAATCTTTCTGATTTGGAAGATATTCAAGCAATTGCAGATGAACAAGAAATCTACAAATTATTATGGATGGAAATGGAAACAATTGGGGACGACGTGGACGATTGGAAAGTTAATCCAGATTTAAGTCTTAAGTATTTTGGTCGGTTAATGGAGGCATTACCTCCGTATATTAGTGCTGCTATTGTACCTGGTAAATTACAATCTGTTGGTTTTGATGATCAAATTTCTAAGGACACTACAAAAGTTAGTGATGCGACCAAAACCGTTCTTAATACATCTGGTGGTGCAGAAATATTAAATGGGGAAACAGTTTCAGGTGCTGAGGCATTCAGATATGCGCAGCTCGCTAATACGGAATTTGCTATTTCTTCTCTTCTGCCTCAAACAGAAGCTTTTGTAAATAGAAAATTAGGATATTTATGTAGTAATCCTTGTAAAGTAAAGTTTTTCCCTATATCAGTATATACTAGAGAAAAGTTTAAAGAAGACTTGTTAAAAGGTGGGCAGTATTCATTGCCTGTCAAATTAGCATATATGGGAGTATCTGGTTTAAGTGAGCTAGATTCTATAAGTCTTCTGTATCTTGAGAATGAAGTATTAAAGCTTCAAGAGAATATGATTTATCCTCTTCATTCTTCATTTACTGTTTCTGCTGATGACCCGACTAATACAGGACGGCCTGCAAGTGAAACAACTACGACAGATGGAGAAAAATCAGCAGAAAAAAGAGATAGCGCTGGTGCATAAGGAGTAAACAATGAATAGAGATACAAAATTTATTTTTACAAGTAATAAAGATTCAGCGAATCAATTAGAACAACTTGGTTTTAATTTAATTGTTTTTAAACCAGATGACTATACTTGGTTGTTTGAAAATAATAGTAAAATTTATTTTGAAAACATTAATGATGTAGTTTTTACAAACAAAATAAATTTTACGATGTAAGACTAATCTCCTCTCCTATTGATGAGGAGTTTTTATTTTTAGGAAAGGAGGATGTTCGACTTTGAAGAAAAAAATAATGACAATAGATGATTTATATAAGTTTTGTGAAGAACAAAATTTTACTGATTTTGATTCTGTCCAAAACGGTTTTCAATTATATGTTAGTACGCCCGCTAAATTTGAGTCATTATATGAAAGTGACGAAGAAGATGATGGAATGATGCTTATTGCAAATGTTATGGCATTCCATACAAATACAAACAATAACAAATCTAATGTAACAAAAAAAGCTATGGAAAAAAGTTTATCAACTTTTGCCTATAAGCCAGTATTATGTAATTTTCAAACAATTGTCTTAGATGATGGAACAGAAGATCTGGATTTTACAGGTCATGATATGGAAATTGATGATGACGGGAATATTATTTATTTAGAAAAACAAGTAGGATGTTTTACTTCTGATAAGCCAGTTATGGAATATGATGAACAGAATGATAGATATTATGCTTGTGCAAAAGTTGCTATTCCTAAAGGGTATACGCCCGCAGCAGATGTTATTAAAAGAAAAGGTGGAACAGACGTATCTGTTGAATTAGCTGTAAACAAAATGTCTTATGATGCGAAGAAAAAAGAATTACTTCTTGAAGACATTGAAGTATCAGCTTTAACTTTACTGGGACAGGATCATCATCCAGGAATGGCTGGGGCAAAATTACAAATTGAAGATTTTTCTGTAAAATCTGAATATGTACAAAATACCGAATTGATCGAAGCTCTAAATAGATTAAACAAAAATCTTGAAGAGTTCCAAATAAATAATGCTGAAAGAAAGGAGGAAAAGCCAATGAACAAGTTTGAAGAACTTCTGGGATTATATGGAAAAACCATCGAGGATGTTACTTTCGAATATGAGGGCTTATCTGATGAAGAATTAGAAACCGCCTTTAAAGAAGCATTTGATGATGAAGATCCTAATGCATCTGATTCTGAAACGGATCCAGAAATTACTGATAATAATAGTACTGAAGGTGAGAATGCAGATCCTGAAGCAACAGATGGAACAGCAATAATAGATGATACTTCTGCTCCGAAAAAACGTCAAAATAATGAAATACAATTTTCTGCTGTAGTAAATGGTGAGATCAAAGATTTCTCAATATCTCTTATTGATAAATTAAATGCTCTTCGTGATTTAGTGAATAATACTTATTCTGAATCTGATGATTGCTGGTATGATGTGGATGCATATGATGAAGATAAATATGTGATTATGCATGATTATTGGAGAAATAAGCATTATCGTCAAAGTTATGCGGTTAGACAAGACGTTTATTCTTTAAAAGGTGACAGGGTTGAAGTATTTGCTCAATATCTTACTCAAGATGAAATTAATAGCCTTAGTACTATGAAGTCTAATTATGAGCAAATTACAAATGATCTTGCACAGTATCAAAAGAAAGAATTAGCATCGTCTGGTGATTATTCTGCTATTGCTGATAAAGAAGAATTTACTCAAATTGTTGCTGATGTTAATGCTGGTACAAATGAAATGACTTTTGAAGAATTAAAAAATACTTTAGATAAAATGCTGCTTAATTATGCTAAAAAAGGTGAACTGAATTTTGAAGAAGTTGAAGGAAAAGCCGAAGAAGCCAAGAAAAGTATTGTAAAAAAAGTCGGATTAATGTCTAGTAACAATACTAAGAATGGAATTAAAAAATCCAGATATGGAAATTTATTTAAAAAATAATTTATTTAAACCAATTATAAGAATCAGTTTTAACTGATTCTTTTTTTTATTTTAAAGAAAGGAGACAAAGCAATGATTAGTTATCAAATCACAAAACATGCTTTTGGTTTCCCCTCCAAGGTGCTTTCTGCCTATGGTGGTGGACATATTTATAATATTAGATTAACTGCTGATACTGATAATACTGCTCTGGTTGGTAGAGGCAGTTGGGTTGCTTTTGATGAGTATGCTCAGGCGGCTGCTCCTACTTTTGCTGGCGTTATTCGTGAACAGGCTGCAAACGGCAATTGGTATATCGAGGTAACAGATGATACCGAGGCCCTGTTTGTTTATGATGCTCCAATTATCGCTGAAGATTACAACAAAGAATTCACTAAAGAAGAGAATTTCTATAATGAATCTGGTAAGACCGTTAAGGCTTATAGCCTGGTAAAAGGCGATATTATTGAAGTTTCTGCGGCTGGTTTTTCAGGTACTCCAACTGCTGGTGCAACTGTTTCTTTTGCAAATGGTAAGTATACTGTCTAATTCTATGGAAAGGAGGTAATTGAAAATGAATAGAAATCGTAAAATGGTATTTACTACTCACATGAATGAGATTTTTTCCAAGTTCGATACTGATATTGATGGTATTCGTAATCTGATGTCTGACCTTGCTCTCCATAGAGATATTTTTGATGAGGAAGGTAATAAAGTATCTACTCAAGATGCGAATGCAAAGCTGCGTGACATGGTTATGTCTATGTTTGAGCTGGATCCTGGATATTCTGACCGTGATTTTAACCGTGCCATGAAACGCCATGGGCAGGAATGGTTTGAGATTATTGAAGAGACTGTAGATGAATATATCGCTTATGGTATGCGTGAAAATGAACTGTTTAATCAGCTGGTTAATGTTCGTTCTCGTGCGTTAGGCCAGGACAACTTATTCTGGATTCCTGAAGATGATATTATTCTGAGTATTGCCCGTGTTGGTACTTCACATCATGATTATATTCTGCAGAGACTGGGTGTTGGTGAATCCTATACTGTACCCGTTGCTCGTTATGGCGCTGCGGTTGGTATGGAACTGAATAAGTATATGGCTGGTCAGGAAGATTGGGCTAAACTGGTTGATACTCTGGCGAAGTCGTTTGTTATGAAGCAGCAGGTTGAAATCTATAACCTGGCTATGACTGCTGCGACTAAGCTGCCTGTAACAACTGGTTTTATCGGTTCTGGTGCTTTCTCTGCTTCTACTAAAGCTGCTGTTGATGCTATTATTGAAAATGTAAGTGCAGCTAATGATGGTGCAGAGGTTGTTGCTATTGGTACTCGTACCGCTCTGAAGAATTTCACTAAGCTGGGCGATGTTAACTGGATTGCCCCTTCTATGAAAGAATCTGTTGCTCATACTGGCCTGCTTGGTGATTATGAAGGTACTGAACTGCTTGTCGTTGAACAACGGTTTGCTGATAAGACTCTGACCACCAAACTGTTTGATGATACTAAGATTCTGTTCCTTGCTAAGGGTGTAGATAATAAATTAATTGATATGTTCACATATGGTGAAACTGAGATTGATGAAATCACTCAGAAGGGTGAGGAACATGGACGTTATGACGATCTGGGTAAGTATGAAATCCAGATGTCCTGGGGTATGGCTGTTCGTGTTAAGAGAATGTTTGGTCAGTGGACACTTGGTAACTAATATCTAATAATAATTAAGAGCAGATAATTATCTGCTCTTAATATTTAGGAAAATAAGGAGAATGATTATGGCAAAACAAATAACTTCTACACCTAAAAGAGTAGAAAAGGCAAAAGAAGAAGTTAAGAGCATACCTGCTCAAGTAACTGAAAAGAAGCATTTTGCTCAAGAAGATGGAATTATGTGTCGTTCTGTAGTCGTTGGTGGATTATGGTATGAAGGTCCTAAATCTCATCTTCCTTATAATTTTGTTGATTATGGGGATACTACAGAAATTGAATATAGAGATCTTGTAGCATCTGTAAGAAGCAAGTCAAACTTTATATTTAATCCTTGGTTTATAATTGAGGATGAAGATTTTATTGCAGAATTTCCTCAATTGCAAAAATTTTATGATGAGCAATATACTGTTGATGATTTGCAAGGTGTCTTAGATTTGAATGTAAAAGACATGGTTGCTACAATAAAAACGCTTCCTCAAAGTGCAATAAATACTCTTAAAAGTATTGCATCTACTCAAGTAGTTAATGGTCAATTAGATAGTGTCAAAAAAATTAAGGCTCTTGATGAATTATTTGGCACAGAATTAAATCTAATGACTTCTTTAATTGAATAATCAAGCAAGGAGGTAAATAATAATGGCCTCTATTGATTATAATACAATATATTCTCGCTTTTATACAAAAGTTGAGGCGTATGATTTTTTAAATTTAGATGATACAACGGTGAATGATTTTTTGTGTAATTGGTTGCATTCAACGTTGTCAGAACCTTATATTCGTCAACTGTTTTCTTCAGTTGTCTTTGATGATGATGTTATGCGGTTATCGTATGAAATGACTTTTGATCAAGGAGAAGAATTAGATCAAGAATTTGTAATTGAGTTATTAGCATTAGGAATGGCTATTAAATGGATTGAGCCAAAAATGAAAAGTGTATTAAATACAAGTAATTTTTATGGTTCTAAAGAAGAACGAACATATAGTCCAGCTTCTCATTTAAAACAATTACAAGAAACTTTTTCTTCCATGAAAAAAGATCAACGCCGTATGATAGCTGACAGAGGGTACATCCGTAACGCTTATACAGATGGCGATATTCCTTTAACGAAGGAGTCATAATGAAACATTTGTATGGTAAGTTTGAAGAAAAACAATTTGAAGAATATAAAAAACAATTACACAAAAAATTATTTTGGTTATTGATATATAAAGATCCAAATACAAAAGATCAGTTCCCGTTAGTAACAGACGAAGTATTTGAAAACTATTTTACAAATGTAATGCACGAAATTGATGGATTAAATGCTTTACTTTATTATCCAACTGAAATTTGTTCTATTATGGTTTTACTTCAAAGAGCGTTAATGGAAACTAAAGATCCTGATTTTAATTATAAGTCATATAGAAAGTTAGTATTAGATGCTCATGCTCTTGTTGATAAAATACAGGAGGTGTGAGTATGATAACATATAATAATTATAAATCTTTTTTATTGCATCAAGGAAAAAATCTATCTGAAATTAGGAAAGCCCAAACAAATTTAGTAATGAATGCTACATGGACTAATGACCCCACCTATAAACGAGTTTATATATTAACTAAAGATGGATGGAAATGGGAAGACGTAAAATATCAGTTCCACTTTGCGCAATCTGTTGCAAAGGATAATGTAGACTACTATATCCAATTTAGGCCTGGTGTTCATTATCCAATAGGAACGTATATACTGGTTCCTGGAGATGATTCTCCTGAATTAAATTTAACAAAAGAAGAATTAGCATATCCATTTAAGCAACCCATTGAAAAGCGAACGCAATGGTGGATAATTGTTGATAGAGATAATGAAAATGCTTTTGTTAGATATAATATTCTTCAGTGTAATTGGGATTTTAGATGGGTTTATAATGGAAGAATTCATAGTATCTATGGGGTTGTTCGATCAGCGCAGTCCTACACAAGTGGCGTATGGCGTGCAGAAAAAACAATTTCACTAGATAACCTTACTGGTTGTTGGATTCCCGACACTTATCTTCTATTTGGCGATAAATTACAAGAATTAGGATTAGATGATACGAGAACTCTTGTTCATGATCAAAGATTTCTTTTAACAACAAATGATTTGAATCCAAAAGTATATCAAATAACTAAAATTGTAGAAGTATCTCCACAAGGAGTTTTAAAATTATCTCTTAAGCAAGATGAATATAATCCAAAACGAGATAATATAAAACTTAAAGTATGTGACTATTATACAAACATAGGAGATATGACTACAAAAATTCCTGATAATTCTATTCTTGATAAAGAATTAGTGATAACAGAATTATTGATGGATGAAAACAATGAACTGATTGATCAAAATATGATTATCAACGGTTCAATTAGTCTTGGTAAGAAATATTATTACCAAGCGAAAATAAAAGGAATGCAAATTCCTTGTGTTTGGGATATTAGAATGCAGGATGAATTAAACGAATTTGAAGAAAAAGAAAAAGCATATTATGAGGGATTAATTAAAACGACTGTTTATGACGGCAATGTAATTATGGTTAAACCCGGAAAAGCTTTTTCGTTAATTGGTAAGCATTTTAAATTGATTGCATCAAGAGAGGATGGGGAATATTTATCTTCTATAGATCTGGGGGTGATTAAATGAATAGAGATTTAAGTACAATTTCTAGAGATTTAGAAAGCAAAAAAAACAATGATATTATTTATAGAAAACATATGATTGAAAAAGCTTTCAATGAAGACCCAGATTTGAAAGAAATTTTGGGAGTACGTGAGAAGCGTCCTTTAAATAAATTTAAGGATCCCAATGCTCCAACCCCTCTCGAATTAAAAATTAGAGAAGAAATTGAAGAGTATAATAAAAAAGTTGATTCAAAACAAATTGTTCCGTATTTAAAATTAAACGGAGTGCAAAAAGAAGTCAATAATTTTATTATGTTTGATGTTAGAGATTATGATGTTTCATACACAAACAAAATGATTAAAAACCAACAAATTATAGTTATGTGTATGTGTCATGAAGATGATATGGATACAGAATACGGTGTAACTCGAACAGATTTACTGGCTTATATTGTTAAAGATTTGCTTCAGTGGAGTAATATTACTGGTACTCAATTAAAGTGCATTTCTGACTTTGATGATATAATAGACGATAGATATTATTGTAGGGTGCTAAAATTTGAAGCAGGAACTCCAAATGTCATTCCTGGTTATATGGGGTTAAATAATCGTTATGATAAGCTCCCCTAATCAGCTAAAAGACCAAGCTCTTAAGACACTTGAAAATAAACGCGAGTCTCGTTCTGCCGAATTTAAAGAAAAAGAAATTGAAGCAAAGAAAAAATTAGCTGAAGAGACAAAAATGAAAGCAGAACAGAACAAACGTCAAGCAGAAAAAAATAAATACCAGATTGACAGATTACAATTATATCTCGGTGAACCGTATCAATTAAATGACAAAATCACAATTGCGCAGCCTACTGTTGGAGAACTTATACGAATAGGTGAACAAAAGGCATACTCTGTAGTTCATGTTTTTGTAGCAAACACTACAATGTATCGTTTATTTTTATGGGACATGGGGATAGATTGGAACAAGTTTACTGATTTTGAATTATTCCAATTACTATGTCCTACTCTTCAACAAGAAAATACAGCATTTTTGTTTGGTGATATTGATTTCTCAAAACTCCAAAGATACAAAAAACAGATTGGAGAAACTGGTGAACCAGTTGTTGTTCTTTATGATCCAGAACAAGATTTTGAGATTGACAATGAAACATATAATAAAATTGCTTGGTATGTTAGAAATCTTTTTAATATTTTCCCAAAAGTGGAAAAAGCAAAAGGAAAATTTACTAAGCAATCTATTATTGATGAAGATCGAATGAATTATGAACGTCATAAAAATGATCCTTATCAATCTACTCTTCTACCGCTTATCTCTTCGTGTTTAAACCATCCTGGTTTTAAATATACAAAGCAACAACTGATAAATGTTGGTATTGTCGAATTTATGGATAGTGTTCAACGTTTACAGGTATATGAATCCACCACTGCTTTATTAAAAGGTATCTATTCTGGATTTGTAGATGGAAAGAATATTAAAAACGAGCAGTTGGATTTTATGCGAGATTTATCTCATTAAATAATAACAGAAATCTGAGCCATAAGGCTCTTATTTTTTTTATAAAAAAACATTATTTAGGATTAGTCCTAAAGAAAGGAGAATTATTATGGCTTTTACATTAGGCGATATTATTGTTGACCGTATTCAAATCGGTTATGCTGAAAAGTTTGATGGAACTCCTCTGTACGTCCTGACACAGCTGCAGGATGCTACTATTGATATTAGTGCTGAATCTAAGGAGGCTACCGACCGTGATGGCACTCTGGTTAAGAAGTTCTGGCAGGGTAAGACTGGTACTTTCACTGCTACCAACGCTATGCTGAACTTTAACATTCTGGCTGCTACCGCTGGTACAGATCCTATTGTTGCTTCTGCAACTAATAAAGTAACTATGCCTAAGATTATTACTGTTAAGGCTGGTGAAACTGCTACTCTGACAGGTGCTAAGGCTGGTACTGTAAGGGTTAATGCTCTGGCCAATAATGGTACTATGGGCGATGCTTTTGCCCAGGCTCAGACAGCTTCTGCCACAGAATTTGGTCTGTCTACTGCTAATGTATTTACTACTCCTACTGCTGAAGGTGTTACTCAGTATGTAGTTAAGTATGATCGTGAAGTTGAAGAGGGTGCTGGCGTTATTAATAAAGCTGATAAGTTCCCTGGAACTTGCCGCCTGACTCTGAAGGTTCTGGCTGTAGATCCTTGCTCTGCTGATACTCTGAAGGCGGCCTATGTTGTACTGCCTTCCTTCCAGGTAAGCCCTGAAGTATCTATTAGCTTTACAACTGATGGCACTCTGGATTACACTGGCGTAAGATTATTTACATCTAATATATACATGTAAAGAGCGCCGCGCATATTGTGAAGTGTGCGTAGTGATGATGAATATAAATCATCCCATATCACATCAATTGCTGGCAATCCTTAAAGCCAATTCTACCACAACGTAATGATGAAACAGACATAAGCGTGATGGTGACGAAAGTAGAAAGAAAGAATTGGATGGCACATGGTTAAATCCTAAATGCTAAAGTAATAGGTCTTCAGCAGCATATGTCCGAATAGGATACTGTTCAACGACTATTCCCCTTAAGGGAAGTAGGCCCAAGCGGGTCGAAACGAGTGACCCTTGTTAAAACAAGGTGATGATATAGTCTAGTCTCATGTGGCAAGCATGAGGAGTTCATAAGAGAACCGAGTAAGATTAGCGACCTTACTTGAATATAAACGATCTTCAGGTAGATTACTGCTCTACCAACAAATCCCTTTACGAATTCTACTGGGCCGAGTCTGATGAAGAGGATTAATTTATTTTCTTGATAAATTAATTATTTGTGTTATAATATAATAGAGTGGATAGCTAGGAAGTCATGAGCCTAGTGAGAAGAGAATACTCCGATTCTCTTCCACTCTATTTTAATCGGAGTAGATCGGAGTAAAATTATGGAAGAAAATAAAAAAATTAGGCCATGGAATCATAAAATCAATTATAGTTTTGAACAATGGTGTAAAGATAATGATAGAATGAATATTTTAAATAGATGGGACTTTGTTCTAAACGAAAAACTTCCGTCTCAAGTATCATATAAAAGCAATAAAAAATATTGGTTCAAATGTCCTTACAACAAACATGAAAGCGAATTAAAAAGCATTCAGTATTTACCAGTTCGCCAGAAAGAATTACCATGTATAAAATGTGGTAGTTTTGCTCAGTATGTGTTAGATAATTATAATATAGAATATTTTAATATATTATGTAAATTAAATCCAAATATTGATTTTTGGATTGTTCCAAAAAGTTCAAACAATAAATATAACATTCAATGTATTAAAAATCCGAATCATCAATATAGACAATCATTAGATAGATTTCAAATTAATGGTTGTCCTTATTGTTCTCATCATACAGAAAATTTAGATGTAAAAATAGATCCGTTAGAATCTTTAGGGAATAAATATCCTGAAAGCATTGAACGATGGTCTTTATTGAACAAATTAACTCCGTATGATTATTATCCTACTTCTACTTGTGGAGTTTGGTGGACATGCGAAAACAATAAGCATGATGATTATTTTAGAAAAATTGGGCCATCAGCAGCGAAATCTTTTAAATGTCCTAAATGTGGAAAAACTAATATCCGTTATTTTGATGAAAATGGGCATGGGCATAATTGGCAAGGTGGGAAGACAGACGCGAATAAATTAGCGAGAATGACTCCAGCATATGAAAATTTTAGGAAACAAGTATTTGAAAAAGATAATTATACTTGTCAGTGTTGTGGTCATTATAGTGTTAAATTAAATGTTCATCATATTAAACCTTTCGCAGAGTATAAAGAATTACGAACAGAATTGTCAAATGGTATTGTTTTATGTGCAGAGTGTCATGATTCAAATTTTATAGGATCTTTCCATAATATTTACGGTACATTGAACAACACTCCCGCCCAACTCGAAACCTACATAAATGAAAAGCGAAAACAATTAGGGATTGATATCCCGTTTAGTATAGAAAAATATCAACATGGAGACAACATCTTGTCTCCTACTTTATTACATGAATATAAGAATAAATTAAAGGAGGCATAGATTATGGCTACAATTAAACATGAAAGAAAATGTATATGTTGCGGATCACAGTATTCTTACTGTAATCGATGCTCTGAAGATCAATCCAAGCCTACTTGGTATGGAATTTTCTGTTCTGATAACTGTCATGATGTTTATGATGCAACTCTTCGTTATGGCGAGGGTCTTTTGACTCAGGGCGAAGCTCGTACAGCTTTAAATAAACTGGATATCACAAAGAAAGATCAAATGCATCCAGTAATCAAAATGCGTATTAATGAAATTATGGGAATTAAAGAGGGCAAAAAGAAAGCCGAATATGAAGATTGATTCCATTTAGTATTTGACGGTAATAATTATGTTTATTATTATAAACATAAATAGCATTAGTGTTTATAATAGCAAGCAATAGAATATTGTCCATATAAGGGGATGTAATTACTGTCATTTTTGGCAAAAGTAATTACATCCCCTTTTTTTGATAATAAGGAGAATAAGGAAATGATTTATACAAATATAAGTGGGATTCAAAAAAAGAATAGATTAATACTAGCAAAAGATGTTTTTAAGCGAAGTAACAATAATTTAGAAAATAAAGGAGGTTTAGAAAATGAAAATAAAATCGAATCTACAACCTCGTGATTATACAATAAATGAAGTCTATAGAATAATTAATCCAGAACAAGCCAAACGTTTTATGAAACATAGATGCTTCCCAGTTGATATATATCCTTCTTTAAACGAGAAAAAAGAAGATATTATTGTGTATGTTTTTTTAAAGAAAGAAGCTGAGGAATTAAAACGTTTATGGGACAATTATGAATTGAAATAAATAGAACATTCGGAGGAATCAAAGGATGAAACAAGAGATTGAACATTTAGAAAAAGAGATAGTTAAATATGTTATTGCGGCACTCTCCTATCCTAGAACTTATATGTATAAAAAACCAGGAGAGCAGCAATACAGATTTTTTAAAGATATTGAAAAATCAACCAAATTTCTTGATAGACAAGATGCTATAGACACAATCAAAATGTATCAGCGTTTTACCGGAGACAATCAATTAGAATTAGTAGTTATACCACTTAAAGTTAAATACATTATGATTGAAGAAAAGTATGACAATTAAAGGAGAAAAAAGGATATGTTTATATTACCAATATTAAATGCTCAATTAGATATTACGACTATTGAAACGATTAAATTGTTAGTTGACGATGAGGAAATAACTATTAATTTCATTCGTGACGAATGGAATATAGATTATTGTAAATCTTTAGATTCAAATATTAGTTTTTCTTTTATAGGGATAAGTAGTAAGTTATTGCAACTACAGCGTCAACGTAAACATATTAGTTATGTAAAAATAATTGGTGAATGCGTTAATATGAATCAATATATAACTTCAACTGACGGTAGTTTAGATCACAAAAAAATGATTTGGAATGTTCCTTGTGATTTATATATTGATGAATTAAACATGGTTAAAAATGATAATGGAACTGCACTAATTACTGAAGTATGTCTTCGTGGAGATATATGGTAAGGTTGGTGATCTGATGGAAAAACAAACGTTAAAGATTATTGTCACAGAATTCATCTCTGTTAATCATTATCTTGCCTACAAAATTGTGTACAAGAACGGAAAAGCAACTGCAATGTCATATAAAACAAAAGAAGCAAAAGACTTTCAGAAAAAACTTACAGAATATGTAAAACAGCAAGCAAAGGAGCAAGGCTGGGTAATGAGTAAAAATCCGTACCAACATTATTATGTTGATACGGTTTTTTATTTCCCAAGAATAGATATGGATTGTGCTAATTATGATAAATGTATTGCGGATGCAATAACTGATTCGGGTGTAGTTTGGTTGGATGATAATATGATTTGCACCCGTGTTCTTAAGGTTATGTATGATAACAAAAATCCAAGAATTGAATTAACTATTTATCCTGTTGATTTTGTAGGGATTTTTGATAATCAAGAAGAAGCAAATATTTTTGAGCATAAATGCAAAACTTGTAAACGTTTTAAAAACAATTGTTCTATTTTTAGAAAAGCCATGGAAGGTAGAATTCAAGATGAAATCATAAACAATAGTTGTACAAAGTATAAGGAGTAATCATATGTGTAATACTTATTCTGTGTATATGCATATAAATAAGATTAATCAGAAAAAGTATATCGGTTTAACTAAAAGAAAACCAGAATTACGTTGGCAAAATGGTACTGCATATAGAAACAATTCTCATTTTGATGCAGCTATACGTAAATATGGGTGGGATAACTTTGATCATATAATATTGGATGAAAATTTAAATTATGAAGAGGCATGTGAAAAGGAAAAAGAATATATAAGCAAGTATTGTACAACAGATAATAAATATGGATACAATATGACCTTGGGAGGCGAAGGTACTCAAGGTTATATTTTTACAGAGGAACAAAAACAAATTATGAGCGATAATAATAAAGGAAAGAATAATCCTATGTTTGGTCGCACAGGAAATAAGCACCCAATGTTTGGCAAGCGTGGAATAAATAATCCTAATTATGGTAGACATGTTTCTCAAGAAACAAAAGATAAAATCAGTCGATCTAAAAGAGGGAAACCATGGTCATCTCGACAACGAGAAATATACATGTTATGCATAAAAAGAGGGGCAGAAAGTCCTAAAGCACGACCTATCAATCAATTATCTCTTAATGGAGATTTGTTGTACAAATTTAATAGTCTTTCTGAAATAAGAGATAAATTCGGCTATGATATAAGTAATATTGTCAAAGTTTGTAAAGGAAAACAAAAAACAGCTTATGGATATAAATGGGAGTATAGTACTGAAACTGTAGATGATGATGAGAAACATTTACACAGTTTAACATTAAAAACTGGATACGATAAAAATAATCCAAGAACAGAATTTGAAATAATCATAGAACCATAAAGGAGGAAAACAGAATGGAAAATATTATTAGTATAAATGATTTTATGAATAAATATAATCAATTAAATTCTAGCAAGGATAAAGAACAATTATTGTTATCAATTGTTAAAAAAGATGTAAGAACCTCTTATGCAACGAAAGTGGTAACGGCTGATCAAATTTTTCAACAATCACATTTCGATAAGAATGGAAATATAATCTTTAATTCTTCGAAAGAATTCGTGCTAAAGTTTTTTAGTTTGTTAATGTTTTATACAAATTTAGCAATAAGCAATAATTCATTTGAAGATTTTGACAATTTAAACCAAAGTTTAATTATAGATGATCTTATTTCTTTGATAAGAAGGAAGAATCTTAAAGACTATCAAGATTTTAATAGTGTTTTTGAAATGCGAAAACAGGACTTTATTCAAAATTATGGTGTAAAGCGAATAAATACTAACGATATTACTGATGCAATAAAAAAGGGTATCTTGGAAGGGATAAATATTGTATTAGATCAATTAGTTGATTTTTCAAAAGATGAAGACATACAAAAGTATTTACAAGATGCCATGAATCAGATCAGCAATAATAACAACTAATAATAGTAAAATGAGGTGACTATTTATGGCTAATTCAAATATGGATATGGGAAAAATATCAGCACAATTAGTATCTGAAGTTAAACTGATTGCAGAAAAAATTGTTAAAGAAGTGAATGCTATCCTCGCTCAAGAACAAAAAAGTCATGCTGAAGCATATATGGATCTTGCGATACAAGAATTTTATTCGGCTTATCCTCCTCATTTATACAGTCGAACTGGGGGAATGAAATCTTTTTTACATACTGAAATAAATAACGATGATGCTTTTGAAATCGCCATAGGTAGTGAATTTGCTAATGATGTAAATTATAGAGTTTCAGCAGATTATATATTTAAAGTTGTATTTATGGCTGGATATCATGGTGGTGCTTATAAAGGCAGAGGCTATTATATTTTAGACAAAAAAAGAGGAAGAGGACGAGGAAGTTATTGGAATCCTCCTCATCCAGATCCTGGAACGCCATATTGGAGAACTCCTCATCCATTTTATAGTAATTGGTATGCTACTCCAGCTAAACAATCAGAGCCACCTATTAATATATTCACTCGTATGTGGAATGAATATTTAAGTGGTGAATATCAAAAGCGTAAAGAGGAATTAGAAAAACAGATAATTGCGAAATATGCTAAAGAAATTAATGATTTAGCATTAAAGTATCGCCCCATTTATTTTGAAATAAGATCTAAACTAGGGTCAATTAGGTAATACTTAGTTCTTTATACCAATACCATTCTAAGTGATTTAGATGTAAATCAGTAATTTCAAATAATATATATTTACCAGGCTCTTCAGGGGCATAAAGGAAATAATCTTCTATTTTAATCTTCTCTTTGTTTTTTATATTCATCCAGCTAAATTTTGTGTGCCAAAATTTATATCTCAATTGGTATGAAAATATTTTTTCGTTGGCATTTTTAACAAGCTTGTCAACATCATAAAATTCATATCCAAAATCTTTTATGTTTAATTTACAGGTGAGTGTTTCAAGTTTGTGTCCTTCCCAAGATTTATAAAATACAGGAAGATAATATTCTGCTTCTGTTAAGCGATAGAAATCTGGATGGGAAGTAAAAGGAAGTTCTATTAAATAATGGCTTTGTTTTAAATAATGAGATAATACTGATTTGTTTTTTTGCATGCAACTAATTCTTTTATATGTAAAATTATTTATTTCCAATATTCTGGGCATTATTGCACCTCCTTAATATTGGATTATAGCATATATATCTATTTTGTCAATTTTGTGGGAGGTGATTATAAATGGCAGATAAACTCAATAGTGGCAAGGCTACTGATGTTGGTAGTATAAATGACAAATTATTAGAAATGATTCAACCAGGTGGAAAAGCAATAACTCAAGTTATTGAGTATTTTTTAAAAGTTGAAGGATTGCAGGATGCGAAAAAAAGTTTAGATGCTATTACGCAAAAAGCAAAAATTTCACGAGAAACCGTAAATGGATTATACAAATTGCTTAAAAGTTCAAATTCTTTATCTGATAATGATTTATTTAGATTAGGTTATTTTGATTCTCAACGTGGATTGGAATCTCGTATTAAAGAAGAAATAGCGAATGTAAAAGAGTTATATAAAGAATACGCGGATAAAGCCAAATTATCTGATGCTTTGTTATCTCAGGGAAAAAAAGATGAAATATTAGTAAAGAAGCAAGATTTAGCGTCAGGATTGAAAAATTTACAAAATCTTTTAAGAGCATATTCAGCTTTATTTGATAGTGATTTATCAAAATTCAATATACCTGATAACATCCTTGAAAAATTTAAGATTACTAATCAAACCACTGATTTATATAAAAATGTAAAAGAGAAAATTTCTCAAGCCACACAAAGTTTAGGAAGAAGTATCGTTGAGCAAGCAATACAATCATTAGTTGAAACTAAAGATAAACAAATTAGATTTAATTTTGACAGTGATTATTTTGATAGATTTTTATCTTTTGGACTAAATGGGGCTTCGTATTTGAGTACTCGTGCGGCGATAAGTAGAGATTCATATTCAGCTTTACAAGGGCGTAAAGTAAATAAATCTTATTATCAAAAAGCAGCTGCTATCAATGAAATAAAAGCAGGAGAAAGTCAAGATCAAGAACAAGCAATTAAGGCGAGACAAGAATACTTACAAAAATATATAGTTTCTAGAGAAGAATTTAAGACGATCATTAAACAACTAGTAGAATCAGAAATATCAGATTTAAAAAAAGCAGAAGAAGCATATTTAAAAATTGACAATATAGAAACTAATGGTATAAAGGGAAAGACACAATTAGAAATTGATAATATATTAGATAAACTCAGTAAAGAAGAACAAGATTTTGCTGCATCCGCTGATGCAAAAAAAATTGAAATATACAAATATTTATCAGGGCAAGTAGCGCAAGGAAAAGCTGCAACAGTAATTGCAGAAGATTATTTAAAAAAAATAGTACCAGAGTCTTTATTTAATAGTGGATATCGTTCCAATTTGGAAAAAGGTGAAAAATATAGCAGCTATTTTTATGGATATAATCATAAGAGGGCTGATGTCATTGGTAGTACAAATAAACAGCAGTTAGCTGATATATATGATATAGCACACTTTCAAGATGAACAATTTACAGCTTATTCTGAAATGCAAAATAGTTCAGAACGATTATTTGCGAAAATGTTATCAGCAATTCCTAATTTTACCAATGTAATAAAAGGGATTAATGAAATGATGTTAAAAGTTTCAGAAGATCCAAATAGAGAATGGGGATTCATTCAAGGAAAAGACGGGAAAAATTCTCCTATAATAAGAGGAGAAGCGCATCATGTACAAATGCCAATCAATACGGATACTAAATTTTCTGTACATACTCATCCAAATGCAAAAAAATCTATATTCAGTTATGCGGGTAATACTTCTGAGGGAAATACAGGAGATATCGAAGCCTATCAATCTATTATGGATAGCATTTTTTCAAATGGTTCTCCCCAAGTTCATGCAATTATTACTCCAAAGGCTAATGAAATTACTCTATTAAATGCAGCAGCAATAAAAGATCCTGGTGTAAGAAAAGAAATATTCGCTAATTTTAAAAATTTACCTGTTAATTCAGACTATGGTAATGTATTACAACGGGCTATAAAAACTGAGTTTGCGAATCATGGTTTAACTAACGTAGATGAATTTTTTCAAACTTTGGCATTGCCTGATTTTTTAAAGATAACACCTAAATCTATTCAAAATGCTCTTTTAAATAATACGGGGTTGATTCCTTCTTCCACTTCTGCAGAACAAGTTGCAAAAGAAACAGAAGAATTAGCTAGAAATACCGAAGAAGTAAATAAAAATGCTCAAGCCAAGCAACAAGCTGCTTCTGCAACTGGTGATCTTACAGCTAGAACTAATGAAAGCGCTCAAGCATCTTCTACAGCAACAGCAGCTACTGCTGCTTCTTCTGAAGCTTTTAAACAATTAACAAAAGCTGAATTAAAAGCGCAACTTGATTCTCAAATAAGTAGTTTATCAACAGAAAATATAGATTGGAAAAAATTAGACACCGCTTATTTAGGACGAGCATTTTCTATTGGTACGAAATCAAGAAACCCAGCCATAAAAAATAAAGCAATACCTAAATTACAAGAGCAAACAGAATTATATTTGGAAAAAGCATTAGAGGATTATAATAACCAAAATAAAGATTTTGAAGAAAGTAAAAAGAGTTATTTACAAGCTCAGTTAATCTTACAAGAATATCAAAAAGAATTAAATGGTAAAATAAATGAATTAAAAAGAAATACGCAAACCTTAAAAACTCAATCCAAATCCTCTAAAACTAAAACAAAATCTACCACTTCTACCACGTCTACTGCTCCTACTGTAAATCCAACAGATTCAGCAGCCATAGAAGCCGAAAATCAAGCTTTAGACGCAAATACTGAAAAAGTTGAAAAGAACAGCAAGGCAAAAAAAGAAGCAGCTGCTAGTGGGGCTAATGTTGGACAGCAAGCACAAGAGAATGCTGCTCAACTTAAAGCAGAGGGTGAAGCGGCAGAAGAAGCTACAGCTAAAATTAAAGAAAATGAAAAAGCATCTAATAAAGTCAAGAAAGCTCCCACACCTTATACTAAAGATGAATTTAGAGATTTTTTAAAAACGAATTTATTTGGGCAATTTAATGCTGAAGAATTTTTTACTAAGTATGGTGTAAATTTAAATGCCCCTAAAAAAGAATTGTTAGAATCTCTTGAAAAAATGAATAGTACTTATTTTGCTGATGTATTTTCATCAAAAGCGCCTAAAATGGATGATTTATATCAGCAATATTTGTCGCTAATGAATGCGGGGAAAAAGCCTTTTCAAGATGCTGATTTTCTTAAACAAATCAAAGAATTTCAATACTATCCAAGAGCTACTCAAGTTTATAATGATAAATTAAAAATCACAAAAAATCAAGTAGCGGAGGAAGAAAGAAAAGAAGCTGCACGAGCAGAAGCTGCTCGGAAAAAAGCAGAAGCTGATGCAGAAGCTGCAAGGAAAGCTGCCGAGGCAGAAGCTGCAAAAAAGGCAGCGGAAGCTGAGGCGATCAGAAAGGCTGCTGAAGCAGAAGCTGTAAAAAAAACTGCTAAGAGTACTACTAGTACATCTACTACTGCAAAAGAAACAACTGGAGGATTACAAGAAGAAAAACAAGCAATCCAACAACTGACAGATGTCCAGCAACAAGGTCAAGCTGCTGCTGTTGCTCATGCAGAAGCAGAAACTAAAGTTGCAGATTCTACTAAGCAAGCTGGAGAAGCCGCTAAACAAACTGCTGAAGCGGTTCAAGAAGTACAATCTGCACAACAATCAGCCACAAATATAAATGAACAGCATGCAGCGTCTGAAGAAAAGAGAGCTGCCGCAATGACTAATGTGGCAACAGCAGCTAGTACAGCAGCTGAATCCGAAGAAAAGAAAGTTATTGCTGATAGTGCGGTCGCAGAGTCTCAATCAAGGGCTACAGCTGCTATAGAAGAACAAACAGAAAGATTAAAAGTACAAGGTGAAACTGCTGAAGCTACAGCATCAAAAGTCGCTACTGCTGCTTCAGAAGCACAATCCGCTGGAAAAATTGATCTTTCTAGGATACCTTCTAAAGTAGAAATTAAAACTGGTGATACACTTAATGCAGATGATTTAGCTGCCAAAATGGCCAATCTTTTCATGGCAGCTTTAACTGGACAAGAAGCAGTTACATCTGCAACAGAAGCTGAAACAGCTGCTGAACAAGCAAATAAAACAGAACATCAACAAAATACAGAAGAAATTAATAGAGAAACTGAAGCTACAAGAAATTTAATAGAACAAAAACAACAAGCTGCTACCACTTCAGCTGTTCCAGCAACAGAACCTCAGCAACATGAACAGAATGCCGAATCTATTCGTAAAGAGGGTGAAGCCGCCCAAGAGGCCGCCACAAAAATTCAAAATTTAAAAAATCAATTTTCTTCAGATGATGTTTTTAGAGGGTTGGCAGGTAGTGCGTCAATTAATTCTAATGATCTTTTTGCTAGATATGGTTTTGAAAAATCTGATGATTTACAAACTACTATTAATTCTTTAAAAGCAGCCCAGGCTAATTATCTTGCTGCCAGGAAAGCGGAAAAAGCAACCTTAAAGCAAGAAATAGTTACTATGTTTAATCAGTTATGGAACCAGGATAAAGATCCTTTCCAAGATACTGAATTAATGAATAAATATACTAGATTTTTTGAATTCCAAAAAGGTGGTGGTGAATTCACCAAAGCCATAAATGGATTGCAAAGTCAAATCACTCAACAACGACAAGTAACGGCTCAACAACAACAAACAGCAGTTCAAACTGAGAATTTAACGAATAAAACTAATGATTTAACAGCTGCCGTACAAGCATACTTTCAAGCTGCGCAAGCAAATATTGGATTAGAAAATCAAATTACTTCTGCACAAGCTGCTACTACTTCTTCTACGAATGCTGAAGCCGAAGCCATGAATAAATTGGCTAATGCAGCGAATGAGGCGGCTTCTGCCAGACAATCATTATCAGCAGATGATGTAATGGATCGAGTTTGGGGAAGCTCAGGACAATTATTTCCAACACAATCTTTTAGTGTTGATGATATTATGGATGATAAAGCTTGGGCAGATCTTGATGCAAGAATTCAAGAACAAGCACGGGCCAGAGAAATTCAATTACGAGTTAGCGATATTACAATAGATGATCATGAAGCTAGTGGGCTTTTAGATCCAGCTATAAATAATTGGCGAAGTCAAGTTCAATCTGTTATGAATGAAGCCGCGCAGTCTTTGTCTGCTTTAGAGCAACGTTATAATACTATATCTGGAAAGGATATATATAATGAAGAAAGACGATTAATAAAGCTAATCCATGAAGAGAAAATTCGAAATATTTCTTTAGAGAATGCTTCGGAAAAATCAGCATCAAATAATAGAATTACCGAATTAAATAACCAATTAGATTTATTAAAAAAGATTCGTGACCAAAGAAAAATCACTTATACTGATTCTCAGCAAGTATCATTAACTGATTTAAATGTTAAAAATGGTCAGCAAGAATTAGTAGCTGTTCAAAATTATGTTAAAGACTTGCAAGCCAAGTTATCAAGTTATATAACTACTCTTACGCCATTCAAAGGTCGGGTAATGGGTGAGGATGGTGAGTTCTTTAAGCAATCCTTTGGAGAATTAAAAGAACAAGCGACTCTATTTAAAACAACTATAGAATCTATTGATTGGTCAAAAAACGATAAAGTGCAAACACTTCTAGATGGGCTTAAGCACGCTCTTGAAATTGCCGAAAAATTAAAAGCACTCACTCAAAAGGAGAATGGAGTTCTGCCTCCTCCTGATAAGATTAATAATTTCAAAAATCAAATCAATGATTTCATACGAGCTAATGGTGCAATGTCCAATGAGACAAGAGCGCAATTAGAAAATATGTTAGCAGCTTTAGAAAACTGTGATAATGTTACTTTTAATAATTTAGTAAATCAATTTAGACAGCTTCAAAAAGAAGGAAAAGCTGGTGCTACATTAGCCACATCTTTATATAATAAATTTAGATCTTTAGGAACCTGGTTAGCAAGTTATGGTAGCTTCTATAGAGTATTTGGTTATATTAAGACTGGTTTAGGTTATATTAAAACATTTGATGATTCATTAACTCAAATGAATCAAGTTACTTCAGAATCTATGTCTAGATTGAAAGAATATCAACAGACTACTTTTGATATGGCAAATTCTGTTGGAACGACTGCTGACGTTATTCAGTCTAGTACAGTCGATTTTTTAAGATTAGGTGAATCATTAGATGAAGCTGCCGAATCTGCAAAAAATGCCAGTACATTATTAAATGTATCAAACTTTACAAGCATTAACGATGCAACGCAAGCTTTAATTAGTATGCATGCTGCTTACAAGGATATCTCTGAAACAGATATAATTGATAAATTAAGTAACATTGGTAATAATTTCAGTATTAGTACAGATCAGTTAGCTACTGCATTACAATCTTCTGCTGCTACATTGACTACTGCTGGAAACTCAATAGATGAATCAATTGCATTAATCACAGCTGGTAACGCTATTGTACAAGATGCTAATAAAGTAGGTACTGCTTTCAGAACTGTAGCATTAAGAATTACAGGTACTAAAGAAGCCAAAGAAGAATTAGCAGATTTAGGTGAAGATGTTGATGATTTTGTTGTTCAAACTGAAGCCAAATCAAGACAAATTATTAAGGACTATACTGCTGTTGCATCTAATGCGTTTAAAGGTGTGGATATATTAGATGAGAATGGTAACTTCAGGTCTACTTATGAAATTTTGTCTGATATTGCTGATGTTTACCAAGAAATTATTGATACAGATAAAGAATATGGTACAAATAGATCACAAGGATTACTTGAAACCTTAGCTGGTAAAAATCGTGCGAATGTTATTGCTTCTGTATTACAAAATCCTCAATTACTTAAAGATGTTTATGAATCTTCTCAACAATCTTCTGGGTATGCCGAGGAGACTCTTGAGAAATATAAAGAGTCTATTACTGGCCATATAACTGAAATTAAAAATATGTGGCAGAAAGCATGGAGCGAAACTTTTAATCGTGATCAAATTAATTTCTTCTTAGATATGGCTAAAGCGGTAATGATTCTTGCGGATAAAATCGGCTTAATTCCTACTTTATTTGGTGGAATAATAGGAATTTATGGTTTAATATTGCGGGCAGGAAAGCAACATAAAAGTTTACTTGTTGAAATAGGTGGTTTGTATACTAGGCTTGGTAATAAAGTAGCTGGAAGTGCTTTAGCATTTACTAAATTACTTGCGGTAATTGCACTTATAAGTGCTGGAGTGGCTCTTGCAATAAAACTTAATAATGAGTATTCTGAGTCTACAGGCGCTGTAATCAATAGAAATGAAAAACTTATCTCAACATATCAATCAAAATTAGATAAAATTAGAGAAGAACAAAAAACCAACGAAGATAATGCAAAGACATTAACCCAATTATTAGAGAAATATGAGCAAGCTGAAATCGGTTCTGAAGATTATTATAATATTAGGAATCAAATAACAGAACAATTCCCTGAACTTATTGCAGGTTATGATTCCGAAGGAAATGCAGTTATTGCGGGTACAGAAGCAATTCGTGCAAGAATTAAAGCTTATAATGATTTAGGGTTCGCTGCTGTTCAAGCTTTAAAAGCCGAAGCTGGAAATCAAATTGAAGAAATTTTAGATCCGTATAGCAATAAAGGAATACAACAACTTTTAGAAAATAGAGAAAAAGAACAATCTAAAATTGACAAAAAACAAAGCAAATATGATTCTGAATTTAATCGTATTGAAAATGATTTTATTGCGACAGGAGTTAATAGAGATGATTATTCAAAAGCTGAATGGAAAGAATTAATTGAAAATGCTTCATTGGTCAAATCTGATCTTAGTTTGGGAGATTATGGAGCAGATATCGAAGATGCGAAAAAGAATTTAATTGATATCAATTCTTCGTTGGCAACATCAAGACAATTATTAGCTAGTAATTATGCAATAATTGCTGATATTCCTAAAAAGGCTACTCAAGATCAACTAGATGCCATTAGCAATTTAGAGCAAATTGCCTCTATGGGATATTTAGATGTAGAATCTTTTGAAAGTGCTTATCATTTATTACTAAATGAATTTAAAAAAGATTCATCTGAAGTTCCAGATTTATTAAATAATTTATTGAATCCTGATTATTCTCAAATTAAACCAGCTGAGTATTCTGGCGTATTAAGTGAGTATATTACTGAAATTGCAGAAAATTTGAATGTCGATAAAAAAGCACAAGAATATATTTTTGATTCTTTGGGATTAGGTGAAAAGCAAAATCTTTATATTCAAACTGCTAAACAAATATCATCTAATGTTGATTATCGCCGTATTGCAAAAAAATTAGGATTAAATTTTGAAGAAATTGTTAATGATTTTTCAATAGAAGATGTTGAACTTTTTAATCCCGATAAATTTTTCTCAGAAGAAGCCAAAAAACGTCTTGAAAGTGACTATCAAAGCGTAATTGATGATATAAAAGAAACAACCGCTTTAAGTTTATCAAATATCAATTGGGATGAAAAAATACTTGAAGGCCCAGAAGCACAAGTAAAAGATTTGGCAACAACCTTGATGAACTATGGTGTGGCAGATGATATTCAAGAAGCCATTGATCTTATGATAGAATGGCAATGGATTACTGATGATACTGCAGATGCTATTAAAAATAGCTTTGATACGTTTAAAACAGAAACTACAGAAGCATTTACTTCATTAACAAATAGCACTACTGCTTTTAATGCTGCATTAGGTGAAATGGCTAAAAATGGCTTTATTACTCAAGAAACTTACTCTTCTCTTATTGAAGCTAATGGAGAATATAAGGATGCTTTAGTTTCAACAGCACAAGGAATGCGTCTTGATGTAAAACAGGCTAAAAAAGTCAAGAAAGCTGAACAAGACTTAATCCGTACAAAAATTGATGATAAATACGCTCAACTAAAAGAAGAATTCGATAAGAATAAAAAAGCAGTTGATTATTTGAATGCTGGATATTCTGAATTAAGTGCTTCAGAACGTGTTCAGGCAGATGCTAGTATTAATGGTCATTTAATGGCTAATCAAGAAATCCAAAGAAATATTTCTTCTTTACAGCAATTTAAAGATGAATTAAATTCTACAACCAATCTTTATGCTGAATGGCAAGCTGCTATTTCGAGTGGTAGTTATGGTGATCAGTATAATACAATGTATAGTTGGTTAGAAACATATAAAGATATGTTCAACAAAGGATGGTTCGGTAATGAATCATTTGAAGCTTGGACAAGTATGTTTACAGGCATTGAAGATTTCTCTGCCGAAGGCCAGCAAAGTGCAGGTTTCTATTATGAAATGATCACTGAATATGCCAAGAAGTTTTTAACTGAGGATAGAACTGGTGCGGATAATTTTTATGATGTTATTGAAGCCGCTGTTAAACAAGCTGCAGAGAATGATCCTAGTTCTTGGAGTAATTGGTTAACTGAAGATGGTGGAATTCAGGTCCAAAATATGCATGCACTTGCTCCTCTTCTGACTGAATACATGCGCAACAAATATAATTGGGAAGACTTTGTAATGACTGAAGATCTGATGGATGTTATGTTTGGTGCTATGACTGAAGCTGGAATTGGTAATTTTAATAAAGGTGCTGAAGAAGCTACTCCTGAAGGTCTTAAAGGTACTTTAGATTGGCTTAAAGAAATGCAATCAGGTGTGGATGAAAACACTACTTTCTATCAGTTATTAGCTAAAGCTATTAAAGAGACAGAGCAAGAATTAGAAACACTTGAAATTACTACTGCTAATATAAAGACCGAAAGTGATTTAAGTAATCTTTCTGATAGTATAAATGATTTAATTGGTAGAAAAGGCGATGAAGGTATTGTAATACCTATAAAATTTGTCAACGTGGAAGATGCTCAGGCTACTATTGATGAATTAAATACTGCGAAAGATGAATTAATAGATCAACACAATGCAGGAAAAATTACTGATGACGAATTCACCACTGGTATAGCTAATATTAATGAAGCTTTAGCTTATGTTATCACTCAAAAGCAAGAAATTGAGAAACCCTGGATAGTAACATTCGATACTTCTCAGATTGAAGACAAAGGTCTTAGCGATTTTGTTGATAAGGTTAAAGAATATCAACAGGCTTATAATGAAATGGAAGTTATTGCTGGCTCTAAGGGTGCTAATACTGATGAATATGAAGAAGCTGCTGAAAAAGTAGCTACTTACCGTGAAGAACTTGAAGCATTGGATAAAGAATCTGGTGGTTATTATTCTACTGCTCTGGGTATTGATCTTTCAAAAGATGAAACTTCATTATTTGAACAAATTGGTAATATCTCTGAGATCTTAGGTGTTACAGATGATGGCGAAAATAAGTTTAAAATTGATGTATGGGTTGATGAGCAAAAGGTACAAGAAGGTTTAAAGGTCTTAGAACCGCTGGAAGAACG